AGGTAGGACAATAATACCAAATCCACAAAGTCCTAACCAAATTGGACTTGATGCTAAGTGTTCAACTAGGGTAAGCATTATTCAACCCCCAATAAATGAAAAGTGCTATGCTTGAAAAAATTAGCACAGCACTTATAAGTGTATTAGTCATCGGTAGAGTATTGTTCAAGGTAAGTTTTAAGTGTCTTTATAAGTTCTTCATACTGATCCCAGATATACTCTGATCCAGTTGAGTTCTTGTAAAGTTCGCAAGCAAGAATAAGTCGTGTGATATCTTCTTCTTTCAGTCTCATTATCATAATGGAAACCTCAAAACTAATTATAATAACAACAAATTTTTTGGCAGGTTTTTGTCAGCAATTCCACTTTTTTAGGTACAAAATGGCATTTTCCAAAGTATTTACATTATCAAAAAAGTTGCCCAATCCTCTATTACAGTGGTTACATAACATTCCTCTAAATTTTCCAGTGTGGTGGTCATGATCCATAACCAAAGATTTTACTTTGCCTAGATGTTTATTGTTCTTGGATCCACCAGTATCTTCTTTACCACATATATCACATGTGATTTGTTGCTTCAGTTTTCTTACCTCATCATCAGTAAGTTGTCCTCTAAATTTTCCTCTGTTTATTTCACTACGATAAGACGCTCTACAAGCTCTACACCAACTATCTAAACCATCTTTACATTTATTGTGAAGTGGGAAATATTCTGGTGTTCTTGGTTTTGAATTCTTACACCTAGTACAAATTTTCTCTGACATTTTCATACCTTTTCATTACTACTATTTATAAGAATGAAAAGGTATGAAATCTAACAGTTCCAAGCCCTCAAGCTTTTATTTACTCTGCTGTCGGGATCCCTTGCTGTTTTTTTACTTGTCAATTTACTTTTTAGTCCTTTCATTCTGGCACAAAATGACGCCCTGCGGGGATTTCCAACTTTCTTTGAAGGTGCCTTAAGGTCGCTTCCAGGATTAGCTCTTTCGTATGACTTTCTACCTTTTTCGTTGAGACCGCCATTCTTATTCTGTCCCTCCTTTTTAGTCCAAGCAGCTTCGTCTAGTTCTACTTCTTCTCTTTTGATAGATTGAACTGGAACTGCGAAACGATCCCATGCTTTCTCGCCATAGGAACATTCTTTTCTTGTCTCTGGTTTTTGGCAGAGCTTACAGAAACGCTTTTCTTCTTTCTCTTTTTTCTTTGCTTCTTCAGCAAGATGTTTGATTTCTTTATAGTTTTTCATTAGTAGATTTCCCTCCATTGAAGTGCTGCTCTAATTGTTCCAGAGTTATTACCAATATTTGTTGCTAACACAACATATACTTCTGATGAAGTAGAGTCAAAATTTTGAACAATAATGTTTTTCTTGGCAGCAGAAATAGAACCTGTCGAAGCAGACGCCAAAGAGTTCTGTGACGAACCAGCAGTTACAAAACCACCAAATAAAGCATCGCCACTTCCTGCCGTATAACCAGTAGCACCAACTGAATATTGAACGCCACTATTGGTATCAACATCGGTCCAATTAAGTGTGCCAGTCAAGTTTGATTGACTTGGTAATTTAACAATTTGGAATGAAAATGTTTCTCCAGAAGGATACAAAGCAATATTATTTAACCTAACCGAAATTCTGTTTGGATAAGATTGGAATGTATTTTTCAAACGAATTGCTAATACTGGTAGAGTGGCACCACCAGCAACTGACCTAGATGTCGTCATCATATACATGAAGTCAATACCACTTTCAACATATCCACCTTCTGACATAACAGTGGAACAAATCTGATCAAATGAACCACCAGATGTTGTACCTGTGTTTAGTATCTCACATCTTACTGGTAGATTAGGATTTGCGATATAAACTTCATCAAGTTCATTAGAACAATAATATTGGTGTGCTAGAATAAGTTGCCCATTATGAACAAAACCACAACGAACTCTACCAACTCCCAACCATTGGAAGTCAATATAAACTAGTTGTGTTTTTGAAGTATTGATGTTGAAACCAGAAACACCAGTTCCATCACACTTATCAATGTTCCATTCTGATTGTGGAACTCTTCTTTTGTAAGTTCCTAATGTTGCTTCGCTAGCAGTGCCGCTAACATAAGAACGAACAACAAAGTTTAGAGTGCCATTGGTTGTTCCGTTGGCAGTAGCACCACCAACTTGCTCAAAGTAGATACCATCTCTATCATCGAAGTATCCAGTTCTTTTGGTTACATTCTGTTGAGCATAACCAAAACATACCGAACTGTAAATCATCTGTGACTTACCAGGCTGGTAATGATGATAAAATTTAGTTTGATGAACAGCACGAGAAGTGGTGTTTGATGTGGTTGCTAAAGTAGCACAAGCCTTATTGATATTATATGTTGCTGTGCCACCATTAGTTAGGTTATCTAAAAAGTTTGGGTCAATAGCATAAAGGTGCTTGTAATCACCAAGAGTGAATGGTTCGGTAACTTTGAGACGACCAAAAGCATCTACTGCTGTTTCACTAAAAGATACAGAAGAACCAGAACTACCAGGCCCAACATTGCCGTTTGCGTCGGCAATCATGACTACCTCAAAGTTTGTTTTTTCCTGTGGTAGGAAATCCTCGTAGTGTTTGCTATACTGTGCCATTATGCTAATACTGGATTATTTGTTGTGTCATAACGTTGATAATCAGCAGGAGTTCTAGTAGTATTGTCGTAGTTCCTTGCTTGAAATGTTCCAGGAGTTCTTACAGTATTGTTGGAATTTCTTGGAACATAATCACCGTTGAAGTCCTTGTATTGAAATGCCGTCCAACCTTCTGTTCCGTTGAATACATTTACAGTAGTAGAAGCAGGTTGTGTCGCTAGTGGATCACAGTTCGCATCATTTCTGATGTAATTTAGGTTGGTTGCTGGAACTGGCATCTTCCGACTTCGTATCAATAATATTTAGTTTCACAACGTCGCAAGGAAGTTTAACACTCGCAACATCCACATATCTCATGTAATCAATTTGGCAGACGTTTGGTGCTACCTCAACAATTCCCATGATTGCGAATGCTATGAGCGTCATTTTTTCTTGCCCCCATTCTTTGCTTTCTTCGCAGTAGCATTACCTTGATTTTGCTTTGAAGAACCGTTTTTGCCCTTCTTATTAGGTGACTTTGCCATCGCTTGAATATGGAGACAACAAAATATTTATCTTTTGCCTCCTCCCATCTGCTTCAGCATCTTCTGAAGCTCAGTTGTGCTGCCTACAAACATGGCATTATTTGTAACGTTTGTAACTTTCTTATTCTCGGCATCTAAATCCTTCATCTTCTTCTGAAGATCTACAAGCTTGTCAGTCATGTCTGCTACCTGCTTCATGGCGTTCACAGCGACTTCATACGCTCTAGGGTGTCCGCTCTCCTGTGCGACCTCTAAGGCGCCTTGTACCGCCTCCTGACCCTTGCTGATGAGGTTGTATAATTCCCCTCGTGTATATTCGTAGTCTTTGATCTTGTCTTCCTTGTCACCTTCACGTTCAACCTTCACAGGCTTCGGTTCATCAATAACCTCTGCCTCAATATTGAGTAGTTCTTCCATGTTCTCTTCTAAGCTCATATCAATAGAATTCTATACCTTCGTTAAAACCAAAATTATCATCAGCAGTTAGAATTGCCGTATCTGCCGCATCTACATCATTATCTCCATCTTGATCTTGAATAGCAACTGGAGTGTATGTTCTCTTGACCGTTCTTCTGTTGACAGCAGCATCTCCAAGAGTTTCATAGACAATTGCTTTCTTGATGATATCGGACTGACTGTAAGGACCGTAGAAGTAAGTCTTGGCAGTAAATCTTAGAGTATAGACAACGTATCTGCGCTGCATATAGTCATCTTCCCATTCATCTTCATAATTGATATCGTTAAGAACAATCGCAACATCCTTCTTCTCATCCATCTCTGGGATCATATTCAGAGTGATTGAGAATGATGGTTGGAAGTATGGTAGGATCTGCTCAATAATTTGTAGAGCATCATCTTGTGATTTTGATATGATCCCCAATTCAAAACTCATATTATAAGGAACAGGAACATACTGAACTCTGACTTCATTACCATTATCAGCAATGATCGTTTTGTATTTTTGAATTGGTGATGTTTTACGGGTAGGATCGTAATCAATTCCAGTCATCTCAAAGTAAATACGTGGCAAAGTAATGCCAACCTTTCTACCAACATCTGGGTTTTGTTCTAGGCGAGCAAGAAACTTTTGCTTAGGACCGTATGCTAGTTGGACCTTCTCTTCTTCCAATACAGCACCTGTATTTGGATCTTTCTTTCTCAACGTAATGTTGTTGAAGAGTGTACCAAAAGCAATAATATTTTTGCGAGTAATTTCGTTATAAAAATGTGATCCTAACATCAGATGCTACCTGTATAATTTCCAAATTCACCGAATGGGTTTCTTTCAGTCCAATCCACAATATCGTCAGCGGTATCCTCAATCTCTCTATTTTGATCGTAGGCGCTGTTGGTATTATTTAGAGTGTCAAAAGTGAATGGACTCCACTTAGCGCCAGATGTGATACCAGTAATTGTCTCAGCAGTTGTGAATGTGCCAGTTCTGTTGATGACTTCAAGAGTGCGAGTTGCTGGGTTCCAGGACTTGACTTCTGCTCTGTTATCTTTTGGTGAGTAGTCAATCGTTACTGTAGGAGCAGACGTATAACCACTTCCAGGATTGGTAACGAAAATACCAGTCACGATACCATTTGAAGATACCGTGGCAGTTCCAGTAGCTCTAGTACCACCTGTTGGAGGTGCCGAGAATGTGACAGTTGGAGGAATTGCTGGATTGTAGAATGCTCCACCATCGCTGATTATTGTTCCACTTATAGTACCACCAGTAATTGATGATGTTGCCTTTGCTAGGAACTCATCTCCAACGATCTCTTCTCCAACTGTAAAGTTACCAATACCGCCAGGATCCATGACAAGCTTGAACGCACTAGAGAAGAGTTGTTCAATCTCATCAATCTCTGGAACTCCAGTTTCAAGGTTGTCGTTGCCGACATCATAGATTTCAGCAGTTAGAATAAAGAATTGAATTTTACCAAACTGGTAGAATGGAGTTTCTCTTTCTACAAATTTGATTTCGTAGATATCTGTAGTGAGTGGGAAGTATAATAGATCTCCATCATTTGGTCTTCCAGGAACAGTGAGGGTTGGATTGTACTGTGCTTCTGCTTGATCCCATCTTCTAGATGAAACAATAAACTTCACTTCGTCAGTAATCTTGACACCAAATTTACTGATAAATTCTGACTGCTCACCAAAACCTTCCACGTTCTGTAGAAGCATCTCAATCTGGAATTGCTCTTGATACTTAGAATAGATAATATCATCTAGTGTATTATCTTTCAAGATTGTTCTTGGAAGATAATAGATATCTGTTCCAAACAGTTTGATCTGTTCGTCAGCAAGATCCTGAGCGAGGTTTTGCTCACCAGGATGACCTTGGTAGTAGGTAGGAAAATAAGGACTGGTAGGCATCTTATCCGATCATATCCATAGGTGGTTCGGCATACTTACTGAGGACTTCACTTTCAATCTTCTCAATCTCACCAATCGCATCCTCATACAACTGTCTGCCGTTGAGTGAGATACCACCAGGCAATTGAACGTTATTGTATTTGATGAGATTTTGTCCCCATTGCTTCTTCATGAGAGCAGTGGCATAACGTTTCACAAACATATCATTATACATTTCTGTTGCGTCATTTGGATTGACGAGACGGTGCGCCTCAATCAATAGCCACTGACCCTCTTGTAGAAAGTCCTTGTCAACATCTAGATACAGACGATCACGGCGCATCGTATATCTAAACTGTTGGAATGATCCGTTATTTAAAATCATATCTAGAGTTTCTAGATATTGCTTAGTCATGAAGTAATTGAGAATATCAAGAGATCCGAAAGCGTAGAGGTCATTAAGGAAGATCTGATATTCGATACCAAATAAATTGCTGCGAATGCTATTTCCAACCACTCCAAATACTTTACTAACACCCACAATATGATCTGGGATTGGAATATAATTCGTTGCTTCCTCCCAGTTTGTAGTTCCATTTGTGGTTGTAACTTTATCATCTAATCTTGTCTTATCGGCAGAAGTAATCTCGTGACGCAGATAGCAACGCTCCATACCGTTATAGCAGTTCTCTTGAAAGAACTGAATAGTATCGTCAATAACGTTGCTTACCTGCTCATCATCAATATTGATTTGAAGAACTGGTTCTCCCAGTTGTCTTTTACAATATGTGATAAGAGAGGCTCTACTATTTGGAGATGCCATTAGACACAAAAAATCCCTTCTTACATATTTAGTAAGAAGGGATCTGGGATTATTCTGCTACTACTTCAGCAGGTGCTTCTTCTGCTGCTGGTTCTTCTAGAAGACTTAGAGTTTCTAGACCACCCTGTAACTTAAGCTTGTATTCTTTTGCTTTAGTGAGGTTTTCTTCTAGTTCGGCAATCTGCTTATCTGTAGTAGCAAGTTGCTCTTCAAAATTCTTTTTGAGTTGTGCGGTATCCATAGTTATCACTAGTAATGGTGTGTATTGTTATTTAGTTTCATTAAAATGGAGAAAAATTACAAGAAAAAATTATCCTTTCTTTTTCTGAATTGTTTTTGGGAGCATAATGATTTAAGAAACTCGGAAAAAATATTACATCTCCAGATTTAATATCTGGGGGAGTATACATTTGAGTAACACCACCAATAAAATCTCCATATGGAGACAGAAAGGTTGTTGCTCTATGAAATTCCAAATCAAAATCTATGTATAAAACTGCGCTAAATCCAATTGCTCCATGATTATGAGCACCATGGATTTGATTGCTGGTCAATTTTTCAAACCAAGCTGATGTTACTCTCCAATTGTATAAACCAATTTGAGGAGAAATTGAAGAAATATCATTGAAAAAATTCTGAGCTGGTTTTGTAAATAGACCAAGCATATTATTAATATACTGAGGAACTCTATTATTTTTAGAGTTGGTCATAAAATCAGTATACAAATTATCTCCTTCCGAGATATTTTCCTTGTTTATTTCTTCAATAAATGAATTGGCATATTGACTTAGAGCATAAGTCTTATTCAAATTTTCCCAGTCATCTATTGAGTATTTACCTATAGGAATTTTAAAAATATTTTCAATCATAAAATGTCAAAAAAGAATACTTGTGTCAATCTAGAATTTTCTGGGGTATCTCCAAAATATTTTGTGGCAGAATGACAACGTTTTGCGTCAAAAATAATACATCTATTATATTGATTTTCTACGTATTCTATCATATTCCATTTATCAAAATCTGAAGATTCTTCAAAAGAAAATATTTCTCCATCTTCGTAATATTTTTCAGTTTCTTTGTGCTTAAAGAAACCAGTGCCAGAACCAATAACTGGATTTGGATGTAAATAAACTACAGCTGCGTGAGTATTTTTTTTATCTGTGTGAATCCAGCGTGTGGAATCTTTGGGACAATATTGAAAATTTCCATTTGCCAAAGTTAAAAAATTATTTAAATACAAATCTGTTCCAATAATTTTCATAGATAAATTTTCAATATCAAATTCTAGCAAATTGATTTGCTCTTGCCAGTTACATGACGCGGTAAAAATCCATTTCTTTGGGTCAATTTTCAATCCAGATTTTTCTTCAATTATTTTTTTATTCTCTATTAAATTTGATAAATCAGAAAAAACCCGATTGCCAGGGTACATTTCAAATCCATTATCTTTTTTTATTGATTTTCCAGATATTACTTTACCACTATCTTTGAATTTACTTAAAGCTAGATTTCTAATATCATCTGGATTTTCGTACCAATTATCAATCACTATCATAATAAAAGTCGGAATTATTCTGGTCTGGGGTACTTATCTTTAATTTTTTGAATCTCTGCTTTCCATCCATCATATCCAAGATTGAATAGCATATCCAATTGTTCGTGATATTCTGGATATTCAGAAACTCTTTGATTTTGGTATAATTGCTCTCTATTATAAATTTCTGTAAGTTCATCTAATTTTGCTTGAACTACAGAAATCTCTGGTTTCGGTTTTTCATTCAAATCCATCCATTCAATATTTCCATCCTGATCAACGGACCAATAAGCACCCTCTGGATATAGAGCATGTAAGGCATCCGTAATATCTGGAGCACCTGGCATTCTTCTACGCATGATAATTCTTTAAATACGATAACTTACTTTATTTATGGTCTGATTGATTCGTAAATTGTAACAGATGAAATACCAACCTCATAGTTTTCTTGACCCCATGAACCTTGAGTTCTATTTAAATAGAAATTATAGTTTCCTGTGGAAGAACTCCTGACAGCTGGATAAAAATAAGTATATGAAGTTGTGTTGGCAATACAATGGTACAATAGATACCAACATGAAGGTGTGGAATTTTCATCCCTATCATACCAAGCAGAAGCAATGCCAGACCATCTTTGATTTCCTACATCTCTATTGAATCCTTCTTCAAATGATGTTGTTGCTAAACCACCATTTCTATAAATTGTAAAGACATTATCTTGGTGTAATTCACCCATTATCATCCACTCTATGATTAATCTACTGGATGAAGATGTTGGTGTAATGCCAACCCCAAGTTCATATATTGGTGTTCCATTTCCACCATTTGGAGATGATATGTCAATTCTTTTATCGGTCATTTTCGTATTAACCTGAATAACTGGACCGTCATTGGTTAATATATTTCGTCCAGCAGTAGTCTGAACGGTGTTTACTCTTAGTATTGACATAAATTTTACCTCTGTGAAACTTCAAAAGCAATCATATCAGAAATCCCAGCTTCAAATGAATCTTGACCAGTTGATGATTGTGTCCGATTGAGAAAGAGTGTATAATCAGCACCCCCAGAACCTTTACAACCTGGCATAAACCTAATCGCACTAGTACCATTTGCTCTCCAAATTCCCTGCATAAAGAAATCTCTGGAGGTTGAACTATTATCAGCACCTGTATAATCTCCTGCGATCATACCAATGTATCTTGGGTTAAAGTTTGCCATTGAATATCCTTCTACAGCACCATATGGCAATGTACCAGAACCATAATCTGCCAGAATTGTCATTAAATTATCATGGTGTATTTCAGCAAATAATTTACATTGAACGACAATTATATTATCTGGATTTCTTGGTGTGATTTCAAGTGTTAAATCTGTGATTGGAGTAAATTGATATCTGTTATTGGAAGACCAACCACTTCTACTATCAGTTCTAACATATACTGTTTGAACTATATTTCCAGTACTATCCAATAATCTTTTACCACTTGTATTTGTAATACTGTTAACTTTTAAATTACTCATACTGCTACCTCCCAACACACTCCAGTTGAATACGGTGTTTCATAAGCATTTTGTCCATTTGACGCAACAGTTCTATTAATAAAAAACGTGTAGTTTCCACTATTAGAACTTCTTACAGCAGGAGCAAAAAATAATGAAGAAGTTGTGTTTGCTATTCCAGACCAAGTTACTATGGTATTTTGACCAGTTGAGTCATTATTCTGATCATAAACTGATGTAGATACTCCAGACCACCTAGTATTTCCGCCTTGAGCATTGTATCCCTGTGCGCCACCATCTGTAATTAATCCACCATTTCTGAAAATAGTAACAACACAGTTTTCATTGCTAAATTCGCCATTCATCATCCATTTACAAATAATTCTATTGGAAGCACTCCTTGGTGTGATGAATAATCGTAGACCAGTAATTTCAGTTCCATTTCCACTATTTGAACAAGATATTCCAGTCCTCGTATCCATGCGAACAACTGTACATTGAACTATTGATCCAGATGAAAAAAGAAGAGGTCTTCCATCTACAGAAAATACATTATTAGTTATTACAGTGCTCATTGGATTTTTTAATTCTGTATACTTTATTTATTAAACAATTGTCCACGTCCCACCGTTTCCAATGTAGACAGTAACGCCATTATTAATCGTGATTGGTCCATAACTACAAGCATTGAGTGTTGTTGGTATTGTTAAATTCTCTCCAATTGATTGTCTATTTGCTTTGACAACCCCAAATGAATCCAACCATTGTCTATCTCCATTGGCGTATAAAACATAATTATTGTTATTAGCATCACTTCCAACAGAACCACTACCAAATGATGCTCCTGGTGTTCTGAAACTTCTAGCAAAAACGTTACCAGTATTGGCATCAATATCACCTCCAAATTGAGCATTGTTATTTGTAAGATCAATTTGTAGAGGCCATCTGCTATTAGCAACTTGTGACCATGCTCCAGGATTTGCGTTAACCCCACCACCTAAAACATAGAATATGTTACTATTAACATGAACATAAGCAGTTCTATGATCCGTGTCTCTAAATGAGATTGTTGGTGCCGAACCAGTAATTTGGATACCATCTGATGCTCCAGATCCCAAGCGAAGTAGACCAGCTGTAATTGTAGCAGTTGAAGTATTACCAAAAGAAGTATTACCACTGTTATCAATAACTACCTGATCAGTTCCGCCTCTTCTAATTCTTAGAATTTCTGTGCTATCAGAACCAGCATTGATATACCATCTGTTTGAGTGGTATTCAAGTTTACCAAATCCTGTTCCAGCGTCACCACTCCAAGAAGAAGTTGAAGTTTGTTGAATTCTTGTTGAGTTTGCGGTTAGTGAAATATTACCCGATAAAGTAATAGTTCTTACCGATGTAATATCTCCAGTAGTTCCTAGAGCAAGTCCAGTACCGACAATATTACCATTACCACCAACTCTAAAGGTTTCACTGTCATTTCCTCTAACTCTTAAAGCATAAGTAGCAGAAGAACCAACATCAACCATAATTCCGTATTCTGTTGCGGAACCATTGTATTTGTCAACAATAAGTCCCCAATCGTTGTTGTTAGTTGCTGTTATGTAAACTGTGGCATCATTTCCATTACTATTTGTTCCACCATTAAATATTGCTTCTCCAGTTGTAATAGCACCAGCAAAAGTTACGGTATTTGAGTTATATGGATATTGGAAAACAACAGTTCTTGTGCCATTATCTGTTCTATAGAAAGCAATGTTATCTGCTATTTCTCCAGTAGCATATGCTGGAGATCCATCACCGTTATATGACAATCCACCACCATAAGCATTAGACTGACCAATGTATAGGTATCCAGTTCCCTGGTTGTTCCCATACGCTTCAAATCCAGCACTATTTGAATCGTTACTCAATACACGTACAAAAGAACTGGATGATCTAGTAACCGATCCAACAGTCAGATCGCCACTCATTGTGTCACCAGTCTTGAGAACGTTTAGAGAAGCGGCACCAATGAGCGAAGCTGTTATAAAATTAGCAGCAAAATTGCCAGTGGAATCTCTCAGTACAGCTGTTCCATTGGCAGCAGTATTATATGCTCCAGAACTTAGACCAGAATTAAATGTTACATTTCCAGCATTCCAAACAATATTATTATTAACCTTAAGTGAGTTTGTATTCGCAACAATAACATTGAGTTCTCCATTGCCATTGGATGAATTACCACCAGTAGCTTGAAGTCTTACATCATATGTGATATTATTTCCGCTTGAGTTAAAGTCTACTACTGGGGAAGATGATGTAGTTAAAGAACCCAAACGCAATCTTCCAGATCCACCAGAAGAAGTTAAGGAAGCATACTCTCTCGCTGTTTGTGTAGAGGGGGTATAATCATGGAAGATTTCATTGATTGATGCTGTACCAATTCTTATAGCATTTCCAAATCCACCATTATCCAATCTAACCTCTAAGATTGTATAATGATCTGTTGAGTCAGCACTAGTACCATCAGCAGTAACATTACTAATGTAAACACTTCCAACACCCTGTAGATTACTATCATAAAGATTGACAGTTTGATTAACCTGGAATGGGAATGTTGTTAATGCTTTTCCAGAAATATAGATGTTATAGAATGGATTGCCATCATAACTTTGAATAGAGAGATTTGTGAGTATTTTTGTTGTGTCAAATAATGTTGGTAGGTGGTATGCTCCAAACACACCAGTGTTTATGTTTTGGGCATTTTGGTAGAAGGATCCTTGTTTTCCATCCAATCTGTCAGCATCAAGACCACTATCCACACCATCATTTCCACTAGTCCAAACAACTCTCCAATCACTCCAGTTTGCAACTCCAGCACCAGATCCACGAATCCATAAATTGTTTTTATCCGTAAATCCTAATTGTCTTACTCCACCACCAGTTTGGTCATTAGCACTTCCAAATTGTCTAAATGTAATTACTCCATGATATCCGCTATCTGGATCGCTTGGTCTAAACGGATCTACTAATCCATCAGCAGTATTAGCTCTCCAATCTGATGTTATACCAACATTAGATACGTTTGGTAACGCACTATTATTTGGGTTTCCTGTTTGTGTAGTTAGTCTTAGTGTATTACCAGACTGTCCACTGATATCAATATTATAAGTTCCACTTGTTAGCTTAGATGGGGAAATACTAGCATCTAAGAAATTAGCACCGTTTAGGTAATAATTGCCCTGCTGTCCATCGAGTTTATCCGCATCAAATCCAGAATCTGGGCCTTGGTCAATATAAACACCACCACCAGCAGAAAATCTAAACTGTCCAATTCTTCCAAGTGGAGTATCGGATTTTAAGAATCTAGCAACACCAGCATTTCCATATGGATCAGCATTAAGAGTTTTGTCATCAACTCTCTTAATATCCATACCAATCACACCAGCATTTTTTGTGCTTCCAGCTAATTTTGCCAGTAAAACTAGACCAACTCCAGC